CGGACATTCTGCCATTATAGTTTCTCTAATATCTTGGTTAACATGTCTTTGATATCAGCAACTTCATTTTCTAGAGTGTCGACTTGAGACGCGAGTTTATTTCTGTCTTCTCTCGCCTCAAGTCTTTTCTTCTTTCGTTCGCGTGCTGCTTCAACTTCTTTTTTATTTATATTAATAATGGCACCAGTTTTAGTATCTCTTCCAATGCCGGAATGTCCGTCAACTTTAATTAAATCCACTTTAATCCACCAATGCTATAGCTCTTAAATCTCTCACCAAAGGAACCTTAGAAGAATTCTTCGAACGGAATACAAGTTTTATCTGGAATTCCGTAAAGGCGTCTAGTGTACCATCATCACCCCCAACCAGATTTGTGTATTCCCTGAAGATAGCCGGGTTTTCATCTGTTGGTAATGTATTTTCTGGTGCATCATATACCCAATTCTTTTCGACAATTGACTCACCCTCAACTGCTGTTCGATAGTACAAATCGATTTCCGAACCAGAAGGAACGTTTGCAGCATACAATATTTTGAGACCTACCGCATCTTCTGCTAGGGTGATAGGTTTAGTGATATGTTTCGCTGGGTGAGAACCACTGTAAGGATCAGTCTCACTTGTAAACTTAATCGGAATGTTCTGACCATTACTTGCATCTGCTGAGTCTTGGAAGTCGACAATATTTTCAATCATTGTCAAAGAACATCTTTGCAAATCCAACATAGGTGAAACAAATTCGTGACTACTCTTTAAATCAACTTTAATTTCAACCGACTCGGCACTAGACATATTAGTAACTTCATTATAACGATTTGCCGCAACTCTTGGATAATCGAAACTAGTATTGACTTTAGGTGTAATACGTTTGTAAGTCGTATCCTTATTATACTGAACATTTGGACCAACGGTGATCGTTGGGCCAGCAATAGGTTTACCAGCAGTAAACTTAAACCCTGAAGATATTGTAGTAAAATCAGGAGTTGCTGTTTCAATTTGAAGGTTTGCAACATTAAATTGAATGTTCTTTTCTGAAGTTACTGTCTCACCACCAAACAATCCGGTTCTTGGTGCAGTTGAATCCGCTGCAAAAGTAAATCCGAAAGCATCTGCTTTAGTGATGGTTCTTCTACCAAGTACGGATGAACCAAAGATACCATCTGATCCACCATATCTGGTAGCTGAATCTAAACCAGCAAGCAGAGCAGTATCACCTACTGTAAGACCAGAATTATAATGGCGGACATACACTTCATTTGATCCCGCTGTTGTTTGAATAGGATCTATATCAAGAAGTTCTTCAGGAATTTCCGCATTAGTAAATACCGCCTTACCACCATAACGGAACTGTGCACGATACAACTTATACATCATATCAACATTCTGATCTGGTTCCCACAATTGCGAGTTTTGTGACCGGAAGAATGAACCCAATGAAGGTTGTTTTAATATCCTTTGATTAGTAGATCCAAGAACATACTGTTCCATTTCGGAAACATAAACTGTATAGAATACGGTATTTGGTGCAATAACACAAATCGCATATTCAGTAAATGGACTCAAGAAAACTGGTTCATCAAACTCGAATATGGTTTCTTTTGCCTTAATCGCTGTTAAGTTTTTACGATCCGCTGTCGCTGGAACTTGTACCTGAGAAGCAGGAACAAATTTACTAGCAATAATTTTACTAGATGCTGGAACACCATTAACAGTTGGCCTGATCTGAACCTGAACAGGAATAGTATCATCCTTGGTTGCAAAGAACAAACCTACTTTGGTAATAAATGTACCGTATTCGTTATCACACAAAAAGGTTTGTGCAATCGGATCGAAATAATCAACAACTCGTTGGTTCATATCAAATTTAGGCCCAACATTCTGATTACTTTTAACTTTGGTAGCATCAGGTTCATCCACGTTAAACGATTCGCCAGGATTCGCGACCGGGCCCGCCACACCGTTTTCGATCGTGGTGACCGCCACCGGAGGATCTTTTTGATCTGAGTATCGAGAAGGTTCATCTTCAGATGAGACCCAAAGGTCTTCGTTGCCGCCGGGTTCTACTACTTCACCGCCTGCACCTTCAGCGTACTGTCCATCAGTAAGCTGACCACCATTGTTAGATGTGTTTACCGAGAACGATGACGCAGTTCCAACAACTGCTTCACCACTATTGTCGACGTTATATTCGGTTTGTGATTGTGAATCTACAGGATCATCGTTATCTGAACTAACATTCAAATTCTGTTCGGTTGTAGTTCCAGCCGCATATTCACCGATGCCCTCTTCATTACCGTTACCTGTATCATCACCAACACCACTGTTCTCTGTCTGAACTGGTAGTTCTTCAAGAGTCTGTGTATTAGCGGCAACCGCATCCGATAAGTTTTCTATATCGTTTGTGTTTGAGGTTACTTGTTGTTCTAATTCGTCCAGTTCGTCTGTTATAGTATCAATCTGATTTTCTAAATCAGCAACTTCACTTTCCAAAGATTCTACGTCACTCAAAAGCTCAGTAAACTGATCAGCAGTAGTTTGGTTTTGTTTTAGACTTGTGCTAGATGTTGTGGAAACCTGAGTATTTTCACTATAGAAAGTGCCTGTCGCTTCATAAAGAACACGAGTACTTAAAACATCTTTCTGACGTAAATTTAGAACACCCTTAGCAGAATAAACAGCAAAGGCTTTAGACGTTGCTGCCTGATCGGACGCTTGTTCAACATCCAACAATTTAAACTCTAATGCACCACAAGGGAATCGATCAACATCTTCACTTGCATCATATTCAGGTTTGCCTAAGATGGTATTTAAATATAATGCACTATTTGTTTTTCTAGGAATAACAAAAGATCCGGAGATTTCACCAAACTGATCCGTAACCAACGGTGTGGTTCCATCGGGGTGTGATGAGTATTGTGAATACTTATTACCCACATCATCTCTTCTCTCACTGAAACGAACAAAGGGTTCTTGTCTACACCATTTTGATACGTTCTTACTATTAAAGAAAGGATATACTCTAATGTTTGGACGGAGACCTTCTGCTTTAAAATAAATTTTCCTAGAACGCATCCAAGGAATACTAAAGGTTTGTACCAACCTATCCCCAACAATTTCTTCAACAGTTTCTTCAGCAACAATCTTAGTTACAGTGTGTGCAGTAGTGGTTGTTGTTACCGCAGTAGTTATGTCGGTTGTCACACTTTCGGTGAACAGTCCATCACCTTCTGTAGTTGTTGACGATGTGTTCACATTGGTTTCAGAACCAGCTACTTGAGAAGTAACACCAGTTACTTGACCAACTTCAACATTATCTGGATTTTGGCCACCCCAATTGTTTTCGTGTTCGTTCCAGATAAATCCTACATCTGTGCTCTCAATCCTTGAACCATTAGGAATGACCTTTTTGGGTTTATAACGAGTCTCTTTCCATTCATCAGAAGCTGGAGAAAGATCCATAAAACCTGTGAAAATAGGAATAAGGAAAGGGTTAACAGGTTCGTTTCTTGACGCAATTTGAACTGATTTCCAATTCACTTCTGCATAGTCAAGGTATAACATATCACCTTTTCTAATAACACCTTCCGAAGCAACACTATCCCAAAGTAAACGAATATTGTCTTGAGTAAATTTGGGTCGAGCAATATTGCCTTGGAAATCCAAAGAGGCACGATATTCTGGCGATGTTGTAGCGGATAATGTTTGATCCTTAAAGTTTTCTACAAAGAAACCGGACTTTGTTCGGACATTACCATCCGCATCAAGAAGACTAAGATTCTTTGTGTCAAGTTCCAATAAACTCAGAGTAGTAACTTCTTCTAGACGGTCGAGTTTCTTCTCCAACTTACCAATGTCTTTCATCGTATACCGTTTTGCTTCAATCTTCGTAATTGAAACATCTTCGGGTGTCAAAGTATTGGCGTTCATAATAATTTTGTAGAGATCTAGAGAACCATCTGGTGTTTTCTTAAACTGTGGATTTCTAGATGGTACACCTCTAATATAAGTTAACTTTCCGCCCTGAGTCATTGTTAACTTATCAGCTCGGGGTAAATAGTAACTAATGTCTCCTGTCATAACAGAAGAACGTTGGGGTAAGAAGAAATCTGTAGTACCATTGTCAAACGAACCACTTGCACTATCAAAGTCTGGTCTTAGATCAATAGAGTTATACAATCTAGTTGTAGCATCATAGTTTGGTTTGTAACTAGGAATATCATTGTATGTAATATTAATCGCAGAACCAGTCGATGGTGTGGGATTACTTACATACGATGATTTTGAATAGTAATTGCCTGTGGGGCCTCGATCCCAATACTGGAATGCTACATAAATTGGGCCTGCATACGGAATAGTTTGAATCAACTTGCCCTTTTCATAGTGTGTATCTCTTTGACCATCGTCTAGAGTGAAGAAACTAAAGATACTAGTTCCGTTGGCACTGTCTTTAATGTCTTGAACAGAACGAATATCATACTCACCCAAACTAAATGGAACTCCAGAGGTTACTGTTCCAGTAATAGTAGCACGTTCGGGTTTCTTCTGTTTCTCTGTAGCACTAGTAATATTTTTATAACCAGTAACCGTGTATGTACCACCTGATACATTCAATCCACTGATCGTCGCTAATCCAGATGGAGCGCCTGTACCATTAACACCCGTTGAAACAGTGAAAGGTACTGAACCCGAATCTGCACTAGAAACAATCCAACTACTTGTGTTAACAAAGTTTACGGTTCCTACGTTCGTGTCAATTGCATTGCCTTCTGTGAACGATTGTTGGAAAAGATAATTATAGTCTAAATTACCTACCGTAGCGGGCCTTGAACGGGATAACTTAAATAAAAGATCTTTATCCCTTTGTTTACCTTTGATGATTGCTCTTGCTGGGTTACCTTCTAATACCAGTTTGTAATAATTAGTGGACCCAGTACCAATACTTTGAGCAGTTCTAATATTTGCAGAGATATCACCTGTACTAGCGATGTAAATTCTATGAACAGTTGAAACACCGGAAACTGCACCTGTAGATTTTTCTACTGATCGAACTTTAACTTTTGCCAACACCGAACCAGTACCATTATCATTACTATAGAGATTTACAGTAGAATTAAGAGTCAACGTACCTCTATGAGTGGTATTATCAGTAGCGTTACCATTTAAATAACGATCATAAACGACTGGGACTGCATCCCCTTCGATAGTTTCGGTTGCAGTCGGCTTTGGAATAACAAGTTTTTTAAGTGTTGGGTTTTCTGCACGATAACCATTAATATAGGCAATCCCCTTGGACACCTCCAAATACAATCGGTCTTGTGCAGCCGCAGAATCAATTTCAGTGTATCTAACCCTGAATGGTTCGACGATATAGTTACCAGATTCTTCTCTGGTTCTTTGTGCTAAAACATCATTGATTTTGTTGTATTCATTTAAACCCGAGACCTGATTTACAAGGGTGCCGTTTGCAATACGTGCTAAAAATATAAAATTTTCTTCGGGCAGTGTGTCTTCTTGTTTCGTAAGTTTTAAACGAATTCTATAACGATCTGCGCCTGGTGATGTCAGATTAGGAACCGTACCCTGATTGTCATATAACTTATTACTGTCAGATGCGGTTACAATGTCTTGAAAAACTTTAAATCCAATGGCACCAGTATAACCAGTAAGATATTTTGATAAGATAACTGCTTGTTTAGGTACTTCTACAAAATGACCTAAAACAAAATAAGTGCCTTTTCCAACACCAACTTTACTTCCTGCGCCGACAGGCCAAATAATAGGACTAGTGTTTGCGGCTTCCACCTGAATAGTACCACCGCCCGATACGGTTAAGGTATCATTTGGGGCAAATCGAACAGGTGCAACACCCGAGTTGTCGGAGACATTGGGATCACTGCTAGGAGAAGTATCAGTATAAACAACATAAATTGTTGGTACGTTTGTTGTATCACCCGCAGCACCTGAGCCTGGAATCCATTGTACGACTCTGGCAGTAATAGTTCCACCTAAAGCACCACTACTTGTAATAGTTTTACCAACCAAACTATTACTTGGGGTTCCGGTTGCGGGGTTTAGTCGTACATATTCGTATCGATCATTAAGAGAAATGCCGCCAGGTTTGACCGCTGCCCCTTGTTTAAATAAATGGGAACCCAATCGGCCAATTTCTTTCTGAATAATGGTCTGTAATTGGTTTAATTCTCTAGCTTGAAGAGCACGACCAGAATTAAACAATACTTTATGATACCCTTTTTTAGGATCATAATCGTCTTTATAAGTGTTCTTCTCAATATTTTGATTATAGGTTGTTGGCATTTCTAATAATCCTTAAAATGTAACGACGATTTTTAAATCTTGTCGGGATTCGTTATCTCTGGGTATTTCACCACGACTATCAACGTAGACTAATTCTCCCGAGTAATTATCTATATCCGGTGCAATAAAGCTTGCGGTGTTACCTGCGGCACTTGAAATCAAACTAGAAATGTTTTCATTCAACACGAAAGCGTTGTATCCTGTAGAATCGTTTTGGTGATAGTACAAAAATCCAGTAGTCGTCCCACCATTTGAACTATCGTATACGTGATCGATAATAGCACGTGCACCACTGGTTGCTCCAATAATAGTATCGTTGACAGCGAAACCGCCACCCGAACGTGCATTCAAAGTCATACCCCGAAGATTGTTTCCTACTGGTTCAACAAAATCAACGCCGTCACTATCCTTTGGATTCTTTAACAGGGAAATTTGTCTAAAGTAAGTCGTTTGGACACGATAAGGAATAATTGATTGTTCTTCGTTACCCGATAATTGAACGTTAAACATCAATTGTGTCGCCCTCAAGTCAACGGTGGGATCAGCACCAATACCAGCCCGAGGTGATAAAATGGGTCGAGCAATTCCAGAATTACCATCTACTAAAACTCGAGCATAATCATAACCTGTACCAAACTGCCAGTCTGTACCAGAACCGTTACTATCTACTTCAAGTGCAACTAAAAATCCACTACCGTCAATGACTGGTCTGGCGACCGCATTTGAACCATCACCCTCAATCGTAATAGAAGGTGGGCTATTTGCATTATAAATTCCAGCTCCAGCATCTAATATCTGGTATCCAACAATCTGTTTAGGGTTAGCAATATCCTGTACTGCCTTTTGCTGGATATCCGTTGCAGGATCATCAACGCCTGCCGAATCAACAAATTTTACAGAGATGAACTTAGACGTAACAAAGTTGTCAGTATCAGCAACACTAATAGTGTACATAAACTTCCAGAAATAACCATCAGCGGTTTTAAAAGGAATACCATTAAGACCGCCCGTTGGTTGTACTGTAGAAATTGCTGGGTTGGGTAGATTTTTTCCAGTATTAGGATCAATGAAAGTGCCGCTCGCAGTACCACCTCTTAGACACATATAAACTTGATTCTGATCATTCAGAACATAATATTTTTTAGAATCATCATCGTGATCTGTATGATTATCATTATAACCATAGTAGATAGTACCAGAAGTCCAGTTATAACGAGGAATAACATAACTGAGGTTACTTACAAGTTTCGAAGCTTGAAACCCGTGTCTAGTTAATCTAGAGAAAGCGGGCGATTGCAAATAATCTGCTTCTGTAATAGTAGGTGCCGTATCAGTTGAATTCCATTGTTCAGATTTACCAATTACTATGTAATAGTTATCACCCGAATCGAAATCTCTGATAAGTTCCTGAGTTAATTCTCGCTTGAATTGATCAGTTATTGTTGCTGTCATTTCCTTTTAACCTTACTGTTAATTTTATTCATCATTTATTATGGAGTTATCGTTACATCACTTTTATTAATCACAAACCAATTAGTACCATCCCAAATCATATGTGCAACTTCTAGTGATTCTAAAGTAAAAGAAGAGCCTTGAGCAAAGTTGGTGGGTGTAATACTAGCATTCTGTGATGCGTTTTTATTTGTTAAATACATAACCTGACCTTTTTGGTCACCGTCTTGTACTGTGTAAGTACCGACACCAGTACCGTAATCTAAAAACAAGGCAGGTTCGTCGTTATCTAAAGTACCACTACTCGCAGTGATATCGGCACGTTGACCATCACCAAAAACAACCCTAGTCGACAATTCGACCGAACCAGCCCCTTTTGGTAACAATCTTAGATCAACATCAGTATCATCACCGGCACCTTGAATATCAACGGGGTTAGAAGCACTAGCATTTCCTATCTCAAGATAGTTGACCGCTGATGGTTGTTTTGTAAAACCTATAATTTCATTATTATTAGTATCTTGCCACGTTCCGTCTGGTATGATAGCGTTATTGATAGTATCTGAATCTAGTGACTTATTCTTTATAGTTTGTGTCGCACGTGCAAAAACAAAATCATCACTGTCTGTTAAAACCGGAAGCCTTGTGGTAATATTTCCAGTAAGTTCTGCTGGATAAACTTGATATTGATGAGTCGCAGAAAGATCATTAATCAACAATCTTCCATAAGAACACGAATCTAAAGTTTTATTCCTTAGTGTTTGTGTTGCAGAATCAAGAACAACAAAAGCAGAATAATCAGGGAATCTAATTGTTCGATCCGCTGTAGGCCCAACCGCCCCAACATTTGTCTTAAATGTCAAAGTGTTGTCAAGAAAATTGATAGTCGCACTATCAAAGTCAACCCGAGTTCCAATTATAAGACCGTCCGGACCAAATGTCTCATAAATTTCTTGGAAGTTGGCATTTATTTTAGCTGCGCCGTCGCGGAGAGTATCTCCCGTTCCATCATTTGCCGTTGTGCCTGTAGAAATAATTTGCCGTGTCATCTTCTATTCCACTTTACCTTAGTTGTTATTTATATGTTATTTTCTATCGAATGTTGAGAAAGTGCCCATAAACGTTGTAAGTGATGGGTCTGAATCCATTGAGAAGTCTGGTGTACTACCAAGGATTTGATCAGCATCCGCACTACTATCCATATCGAAAGATGAAAGTTTCGGTGTTACATATGAAGAGTCATAATCAACACCAATGTTACCGATTAGTGCGTTATTTCCATCAACACCAGCATATGCGTCTCTTTCGCCTGGAACTACAAATCCACCTAAGAGTTTCAACGTAGTTGGTGAGAATGTTGCCAGCGGGTTTAGAGTATAATTCTCGAACTGTTCTATATGATATCTATCCAATGAAACTTTGACCTTACCAAGACCGCCTGTGTATTCTGAATCGTAAATCGCATAGTGACTGAGTTCTCCTTGATTTGCAACCAAGGGTAGAACTGAAGCAGAATCGGTAATAAGAACCAATGGTGCTCTTGGTAAACCCGCACTGTCCATAAGATCATAACCGTCAAATGGTAAACCTCCAAATCCAGCTTCACCAATCGCTTGAATTTGTCCAGCAAGATAAAATCCAGCTGGGTGTACAAAGAGTTTGTACACTTCTCGCCATACAGTAATAGGAATACCTATCTTAATCAATATCGCAAAGGTTTGATATAGTTTATCGTCTGTTATAAATCTATTACTAAGTGGACCGATCTCAGAATTATTTAATAAAAATATTTTATCCTTCGTATATTCAACGTCTGGATCTTCACCGAAGAAAGAACGAAAAAATTGTTGAATTGCAAGTTTAGATCCCTTTGATTTATAAAGATTACTTGCAATTTGAGCAGCACCTCTTTTGTCTGCAAATCCCTGAAAGTAACTTTCACCTAACAACAACTCATCTTCTAAAAAAGATAAAAGAGATAAATCTGTTTCAACAATATCTTTTGTTTCAAAGAGATGGTCTATTAATTCTGCTGGAGATTCTTCACTCTCTATCCATTCATAATATTTTTCGAGAAAAGTAATAAAGGCTGGGTAATCTTGCCTAAAATGCTCAGGCAAAACCTCCTGTATCCTTCTGTCATATAAGGATAACTCTCGACGGTTTCTTTCTGTATATCCTCTGTGTGCCATTTTATGTACTTGATACTTCTACTGGTAATTCGTTTGACAATGCTGGATCAAATACTAGAATATTATTTCTAGCAGGTGAAATTGCACTTTGATTGCCCGGAGTAACTGAAATTTTTATAAAGTCGTCTCCACCCAAAATAGCTTCAGGTGCAAACGCGATCAATCTCACTCTACCGTCTAAGAAATATTCTCCTACATTATCTACGAGGGGAATATTCGCACCTTGTTGAATTACTTGAATAGTACGACTATTTAACTTGTTTTTCAAAAAACATGTTTTACCATTAAATCTGAAAAGACTAGAGTTAATAATATAATCGGTATTACTAGGAGGAGATATAGCCTGAGGAAAAAAGAAATTGTAGTTGGTTTCTTTACCCAATCGACTGATTGTTGCACCACTATTATTTACTTTTTCTGGTACTAATCGTTGTTGCATTCTAATATCCGCTCTACTTGAAAGTACAGATGGATCTACAGCATCAACCGATGTCAATAAGTTAGAACGTCTAAACGATTGACCAAACTTACCAATTGTTTCTTGAAAATAATTATCAACCGCAGCTGCAACATTTGTCTTAATTGTGTTTAATCCTAGAGTTGTAAATCTTGGGTTAAACTGATAGTATACTGTAGTTTCAATGAACGTAGTGATAGGATCTAAGAACCTTAGATTCCAAGATACGATTGATAACTGTTCGACGTAATTTTCAATCGAAATTTTAAGATCAGAAATTTCATCGTCAGATAATCCAGCTCTCCATCGTATACTCATATAGACCGCGCCATATTCAGGTGGATCATTATCTTCACCACCCCAAGAATTTATTTCTTCAATGTATTGTCTAAATCTATCAAACACAAGGGTTGAGTAATCATTTGCAACAACCATTCTATTCTGAGTCGTATATTGAAATGGTGCATTCTTTTTAATCGATTCGTTGGTTTCTTTTTCCGAACCACCGGAAGAGTTAGAAACCGTTGACGCGATAATATCTAATTCCGCATTATCTCCGTTGTTTAATGTTATACTCAATTTCTCAGCAGCAGTGAAGGTTTTGCCTCCATTAGAAACACTACCACTACAACTGATATATTCAACTTCAATCTTATTTCCGGCTTCGGGTATCGGGCCTAATGTATTACCATTACCAAACGATAGTTCAAAGAATCCGTTAGGACTTTCTTTCAAGACATATATCAAAGAACTTTCGTTAATTTCGGTTGCTTCGTTAATGGGAGTGTAAATCTGAAAATCTGTGGATGAAGAAGTTTCGAATACTCTCACCAACACAGTTGACCTATCTAGATTTTTATCTGGAATGACATATATCTCGTTTTCTTGTGTAGATCCCACAATAAAGGTTCTTGTTTTTACTGCACCCTCAAAGATAGAAATTTGTTCTGGATCATCACCGGAAGGCAATTCAAAACTATAGACACCCTGATTATATGTTGCAGTAAGAACCTGTCTAGTTAAAAATGAATATGAAACATCATCGATAGTAGAATTAAATTTAAAATTAATAGGTAATGTAATAGAGGATGGTTCATTACCACCTTCCAAAGTAGTTGTTAGTTCAACCTTTGCACTCGAAGAAGTTCTTGAGCCTGGTATATAACCAATCGCAGATGCTAGAGAAACAATCGAACTTCGAAGTTGAGCTGTACCTAGAAAAGATTCGTTCAAAGCATAGTTTGCTATCAAACCATTATAGTGAGTATTGTAAGCTAATACATCGAGTAGGTTTGAAAGTCCAGCACCTTCGAAATCAAAATCAGTAAATTCGTTCTGCGCTTCAAAAAATGTCTTTAGATTGTTTTTAATCGTGTCGAAATCTAAAGCTGTTGACTTAACTGTGGTTGACATTTATCTTAGCCTCGAAATTGTTGTTTCTAATGTTATGGTTTGATCAGTATTTTTTACAGAAAACGTTAAGAGAATGTTTACTGCATTAATATCCTCTTGTACACCAACCTGTACAGATCTCACTGCAGCTCTTGGTTCGTATGTTTCAATCACAGATTTAATTCTCTCGACTATTTTTCCACCTGTTTGTGAGTCTGCTAGTTCAAAGAAAAAACGTTGTAAATCTACACCGAAGCCTGGATCGAAAGGTTTTTCCAATTTATTAGTAGATAGTATAGTTTTTATCGATTGTTTTACAGCAGCACCTTCGGTCTTTTTAAAAACATTACCTACATTACTAGCCTTGAAACTCAAGTCTATATCTTTGTACGGTTTATTTCTCGTACTGGTAACACTAATTTTCGAAATATTAGCGTCTTCTAATGAAAAAACTCTGGATGCCATTTTTGATGCTCGGTAATTGTAATCTTATTTATACTGGTTCTAATACTTCAACGACTTCATTTAACGACAAAGTACTGCCGTTGAAGGTTGTTTTTAAGTTTTTACTGAATGACATATCGAAGGTTTCGTTTGCTTCGGGCATCACCACCACTAACTGACAACTAAGTTCACCAGAAGGGTCGTATGTATCATAGTCTAGAATCAACTCCTGATACTTCAAGAAGTCTTTCCAATAAACCGCAAGTTCAAATGAGTTTTCAAAATCAATCTTACCGTTTTCACCCAACAACTGATATACAATTGCACGTCCAGTTTGTTTGTAATCGTTGATTGAATTTGCAGTTGGTGTTTCACTGGGTGCTGGTTTGTAGACTCCCTCAGAAACAATCAATCGGTTTTTCGCAAAAGTTTTATTTGTAATTACTGTTCGCATCACTTCAGCCTGAAGATAGAGTTGTCGTGCAATAAGTTTTTTATCTCCACTCAATTGTTCAAACTGTAAACGAGAACCCTTAGAACCTAGAAATTTAGCAACGGTAATTCCAGGCGCAAGAGGAGTTGCGGAAGTAATGTCCGATTGAAAGTTTGGATTATATACTGGGTCAACAAGATATATCATGACGGAGTGAACCTCTTACTTCTATTTTCAGCTGGGTTGTTGTCCAATAGTGTT